GCGTGACGCTTACGACTCCAGACGACATCGGCGCCTTGACAGCGGAAATCGTTTTCTTCGAACCCCGCTTTCGCAATGAAATTGTTTATCTATCTGGAGACACTGTGACGTACGGAGAGGTCGCCAGTCTCCTTGAACGTGTGCTGGGTCGCCCGTTCAAACGAAACGTGTGGACTGTTCCATACTTGCTTGAGGAATTGGAGAAAGATCCGACGCATCACATCAAGAAGTATCGCGCTGTGTTTGCTCAGGGCAAAGGTGTGTCATGGCCTAAGGCAGGCACCTTCAACGAGCAGCATTCGATTCAAGTCACGACCGCCGAGGACTGGGCCCAGGCAAACCTGACAACCTCTTCAGTATAAGTGGGGTAGCTGAGCTAACATTTCCGCGCTGGAAATGTACCTGCTACAAGCTCTGCAGTCTGATAGGGCTGTCGATAACCGAAGCTACAAAACGGGGCAGGGATACCTGATTGCCCTGAGCACCATTCCCCTAGTTTTCGGTGGTAGGGGAGCGATCCCATAGAAAGCCTACCGTCGAGCGGCTCATCCCAAGCTGCCTGGCGGTTTCGGCTTTCGTCAGCCCAGCATTCTTGCTCTCAAGCACTTGCTGCAGTTTCAGAGGATCGGCTGGGCGCGCGGCGGGGCGCTTCATAATCTCTTTACCGGTCAACTGCTCTGCGATATCGCTCGGGCTGATCTTCTCTTCTATCGCCTTCAGTTGGTCTGTTGCTTCTGTCAGCACGGTCGAGGTGGGGACGTTGTCTCGTGTCGCAATGACAAGGGAGAGCAAAGCAACCGGGCTCAGGTTAAGGGCAGCGGCGAGCTCTGTGAACTTGTCGAGGGTAGGGGAGCTGAGCGCGTTCTCGATCTTTGCTGCGTAGGTGCGCGAGATGGCATGGCCCAGCCCTTCCTGGGTCAGACCCAAGCTTCCTCGGACTGTCCGTATAACTGCTGCAAGCGCCGGCCTTATCAACGCAGATCCCCTTAAAACTGAGGATGTAGCCACGGCGCGGTGTACAGTTACACAGCATATAGTGTATAAAACCGATCATGCGCGTCGCTGTGGATGCATTATGGCGCCCACGTCATGGATGGCTTGTGAGAAGTGTCATTAGCCTGGCACTCCTACAAGCCTGTGCTTCCTTGGAAGACAGCGTGGGAGCGGCGTTCAATAAAGCGCTAAATCGTCAGTTGCTTACGCTATGTCGTTGCGAACCCTATGGAGGGTGAAGGTTTGAAAGTCAGGATCTACTCAGACCTGCATCGTGAATTTCACCCTTGGAATCCCCCCGATTGTTCAGGCGTTGACCTGGTGATATTGGCTGGAGACGTCGACAAAAAGACTCGCGGTGTCCAGTGGGCCAATGAGTCGTTCGAATGCAAGGTAGCCTACGTCATGGGTAATCACGAGCTGTACGGCGGTCATCTTGATCGCACGCTGCAGAAGATGCGGGATGCCGCTGCGGCGCACGTGCATGTTCTGGAAAACCAGATCTTGGAGTTGGCTGGCGTCAGGGTGCTTGGCACGATGAGCTGGACGGATTTCACGAGCACTGGCGACCAGCTTGCCGCTAGCAACATGGCGAGAGAGTGGATGACAGATTTTAAACAGATCAGGACAGATAGTAACTACCGTCGCATCCGTCCAGATGATCTGGTCAGCCGAAATCAGCTGGCCAAGGCGTGGCTGACCGAGCAATTGAATCAACCCTATGAGGGCAAGACGGTTGTCGTGACCCATCATTGTCCGTCGTCGGTTGTGGCCGGAACTCAAAATGAAGGGCATCTCAATGCCGCTTATACCAACGAGTGGGCAAGCCTGATCGAGAAAAGTGACATATGGGTATTCGGCCACACTCACCATGCTGTCGATGTAACACTTGCCGGCTGCCGATTGATTTCAAATCCGCGAGGCTATCCAAATGAGCCTACGGCTTTCGATCCGTTTTTTGAGATTGAGATCTGATGTCGAGTTCAGTATTGAAGTATGAGTTCAGAGGCAAAGAAGGTGGCTCGGCTCCTAATCAAACCGTTCCCACCGAGGTAGTACAGGCGCGAAATCTGGATTGGGGTGTGATTGTAGATGCCTACTTGGTCGGGGCGGCCAGGGTGGGGGATCGCTTTGCGGCAAGAGTTTTTCACGATTTATCGGGCGTTAATGAAAATGCTATGACTGTAGTGACTCCTCCTCTGCAGGAGGTTGAGCGCAGGTACGGATTCAAATTAATGCGAAGTGTAAGTGGTGTGAACTACTTCGTTATTGCAAGTGAACTGAGTTCCTCAACGCGTTAAGTTCAAGATATGTGTGCGTGCTTGAGTTAGGCAAGCGCCGTTGGCATTCTAGCGATTGCACAGTGATCAGCTTTTATAGTACTTCCTTTCCTGCCTAAAAAGCGGTGGGGTAGGTGGCCTGCGTTCAAGTTAATTAAGGACGTTCCATGTCTGAACTGAAAAAAATTAAAGTAGTAGTAAAGAATTATGACGTGCAGGGATCGGGTGATCTGGATGCACTGTATGGCCGGGTTAGGCTTGAGGATGAACAAGGTCAGACGTTTTACTTCAAGCAGGTAGTAATGCCGAAATACTTGAAGCAACATGGCGCGATGGCAATGAATGTGCCACGCACATGGTTTTACAAGCATGTTTCCAAGAAATCAATTGTGGTTATCGCATTTGAGAATGCTAACGGAAAGGTTGAATATGACCTCAGTGATCTGCAGTTGATCGCTAGGTCAACGGTTATGAAAGGTATTTTAATGACGATTGCAGCGATCCCAATGGGCGTTATCGCTGCGACGGCAACTTATGGATTGGGGCTGATACTCATTCCGATGGGATTCTGGTATGGGTATCGGAATACGTTCAAGCTGCCAGCGATGCTTAGCCGGAAAAGAATTCTCAGTGACTTTTCTGCCTATGGTATCGAGGTTCGATAAGCCATTGTTCGATGTGATGAACTCTGTGAGCATGCCCAGTATTCGGAGCAGCTCTGCGTTCTAGACCGAGCAGGAATAGAACTCTGTAGCGCCTGAATCTCTCAGGCGCTATGTTTTCAAAATTAGGATTAATCGCTGAGGAGTCTTCTTAGTTCTTCGCGAAGAATGGGGCCTTATTTTCGACGAGATCGTCAGGAATGCAGGTAGTGATTGTTAGTCTGCCATTCTCAGATTTGCCGTAGTACAGCTCACTCAAAATTCCACCAAAGCGAGCAAGTGGTGCATCTTTAGTAATGATCGTATACCCTTGGGAATTCACCAGCGAAGGCGGTGAATTTCGGGGCAGGGTGCAATGGCCTCTGATCATGAATAGTTCAGTTCAGATCCTTGAAGCTTGTTTGGCTGGGGTGGGACTTGCGCAGCTTGCCGATGCGTACGTTCACGAACACATTGAGAGTGGCGTGCTTGAGGAGGTACTGAGGGAGTGGTCGGAAACCTTTCCTAGCCTGCACGTATATTATCCGAAGGTCGGCAGCAGACTGCCGCTTTCAAGGTGGTTTTGAATGCGCTCAGGAGCGATGACGCGCCGGTTTGACAGCGGAAGCGATGGGGTGGGACACCTTCAATACGTATTCGGCAAACTCATCGAGGTTGGCGAAATCTTTACCCCCATTGCGGTTCAGCAGAAACCCCTGAATGCCCACGGCCATAGGGCCGTCACGGTCACACTTTTCTGAATCGCCAATCATCAGTACATCGCTTTCTCCACACGCATCGCTTGTCTTTGCCCCCAAGAGTTCGCAGGTAGCTCGATACAGGAATGGCTGGGGTTTCAGGGCTCCAACAGCGAAGCTGAAACCATAGGCATCCATCGTTGGGTACAAGCGCCGGACAGGCGCTGCATATGGGGCTGCTAGATTGGAGGCGATGGCGATCTTGATGCCCGCAGCCTGTAATCTCTCGACTGCTCGAATCCCATCTTCGAAGGCTTCGATACTGTCCAGTTCTGCTTCAAGAGCACCTTGAATCTCGGCCATGCGATCTGCAGGGATCTTGATCCCGAATTGCTTTGCCGCATCGGTCAGGCTCAGAGCACGAGCCATGATGTGGTGAAGGTCATCTGGTCGCGGCTTGCGGCCCTGGCGGATGCCCTCCTTGAGAATTTGACGATAAGGGTGAGTGGCTTTGGGGATGCAGACAAGCGTGCCGAACGCATCGAAGAGGACAAATTTGACGGTCATCTGAGCGCCTTGATCAACGTGGGGCGACTGCCCGTGAGGTCAGAAATGATACCTTGGATTAGGATTGTATGGGCTTGGCTGAGCCGTTTCGTTGAAGCCATGCTGGGGCTGCTAGTTGTGCCCTCAGCCCTTCAGGTAGCTGCCTGGTCAAAGGCAAACTGTTGAGAGCCATGCGCCTGGCTGGCATCAGCGGAGACGTCGGCAAACTGTGGGTTGAACAGGTCAGGATCGACGTGTCGTCGAGGCGAAGGTTGACTGGGGGCAAACGCCTAAACAGGCCTCGAAAGCAGTCTTTCCTCTTAGGCACGACGGTAATAGGATACCGAGTAGTGGCCTTCAGCAGCTAAGGACAGCATCGTGATCAAGAATTTGATATTGCGCGGCGTTTCGAGCTACTCCCCAGAGCAAAACTCCCATATCGGCCCACTCACGAAAGTGAACATGTTTTATGGGCACAATGGAACGGGTAAGACCACGATCGGCAATTATCTCCAAGATCCTTCTGACCTGCTGTACCACCAGTGCAAGACCCAGCCTGTCTCGGCGGAACGTGAAGTGATGGTCTACAACCACACGTTCATGGAGACCAATTTTCACGCGAGCTCACAGCCCGGCATCTTCACGCTCAATGAAGGAAATATTGAGGCCGAGAAAAAGCTGCTCGCGGCTGAAGAAGCACTCAAAAAGCTAATGGTCGAACACCAGGCCGAGGTGGCAGCGGGCAATGGATTCGGAGAGTCCCAAAAATCCAATAAAGCGGATTTGCTTGATCAGCTATGGGCCCTCAAAAGACCGTTCGATACCGGGCCTCTGCGGTACTGCTTCACTTCTCTCAACACAAAGGAACGGCTTGGGGAAAAGCTACGCACCCTGTCTCTTGTGCCGTCGCCGGATGATTTCTCAGCTTTGGCGGCGGAGGCGGAACAGCTGCAATCAGCCAGTGATGCTGAGCTGCCTGGTATACCCATAATCCGGTTTGCGGAAGCGGACGTTGAAGCCAGCTCTCTGCTATCGGAGGCCATTGCCGGCTCCGGTGACTCCTATCTTTCCGCCTTGATCACCGACCTGGGGAACTCCGATTGGGTAAAGCGAGGGTTGCAGTACCCGCAGCGGGAAGAGTGCCCGTTTTGTCAGCAAACTCTACCTTCTGGATTTTACGAAGAAATCCAGAAGGTGTTCGACAAGACGTATGAACAGCGCATCACCCAATTGAAAGCCCTGAAAACGCGGTACGAAGGCGGGGTCACTCGCTTGAGAACCCAGCTCAAGCGTCCCGAATACGACGCGTCTGGGTATCAACTGCTGATTACGAAACTCGATGCTCTGCTTTCGCAGAACACGCAAAAGCTGGATGCCAAAGTGGCCAGTCCTTCAATGGTAGTGGCACTAGAGCCTACCGGGTTGATCATTGATGATCTCACCGACTTGATTGCAGAAGGTCAAAGGAAAATCGATGCTTTCAATCTCAAGGTGAAAGACAAGAAAAACCACTTGGAAAAAATCAAGACACGCTTCTGGATCTGCTTCAGATCCAGTTGCGATGGTGCAATCGCATCGGCCAAGAAGGTGCACGAAGAGCTTGGGTTCAAGAAGGAAGCGAAACGCAAGCTGGCGGATGAGATCCGTCTCAAATCACAAGCTCACCAAGATGTCATCGCCGAGAGTAAAGCCAAGATCACGAATATTGACCAATCCATTGGCAACATTAACTCGTCACTTACTGCATTGGGCCTGAACGGCTTTGTAGTGGTCAGGGAGGAGGGGGAGTTGCCGCGCTACCGTCTGCAGCGGCCTGATCAGCAGGCTGGGGTGTTCAAGACGCTCAGCGAGGGTGAGAAGACCCTGATTTCATTCCTGTACTTCCTTGAAGTGTGTAATGGCGAGCTCGACGATAAAGGTGGCAAGCTCAAAAGTGAGCGGATCATTGTCATTGACGATCCTATCTCAAGCCTCTCTCACAACTATATTTACGACATCGCCACAATGATCCATAGGCGAGTGCTGAGCCCCAAGGAACGCTTTAAGCAAGTATTTATCCTGACGCATAATTTGTTCTTCTTTCATGAAATGCTGAAGCACCTCAGGAAATCCGACGAATACTCGTTGTTCCGGATCACCAAGGCAGCTCACAGCATGATCACACCGATGAAGGCCAGTGACGTACAGAATGACTATCAATCATTTTGGCAGGCCATTAAGGATGCTCAAGCAGGTCGTACTTCTCCTAGCGTTATTCCAAACATGATGCGAAACATTCTGGAGTACTACTTCAACTTCGTACATCGGCAGGATGAGCTCCAGGCAGCACTTATGGCACTGTCAGACGAGGATGCAGAATTCAAAGCCCTCTATCGATACGTAAACCGCGAGTCTCATTCCGATGCAGTCAATTTGACTGATTTTGGTGAGGTTGTGCCATCGCATTACGTGGATCGATTCAGGGAGGTTTTTGTTAGGACTGGTTTTGAAGAGCACTATGAAAAGATGATGGGGGAGCATGCTTGAATCGACTGGTGATGTGAATTCCGGTCGTAATAGTGGAGGCTCAGTATTGGCGATTGCAAGCAGGTTTATTCCGTAGCCTGTTATATTGGCATTAACCAAGGAAGGAGGGGGTAAGGGTTATGTATAATTTTCTAGTGACGTCTCGTGAGGGGGCATGGGAAAGCGGCTATGAGTATGATAAGAGCCGCTTTCTGGAGTACACGAACGATGATATTGCTGCAAGTTTCAAAGAGCTCAAAGAGCCACAGCTTAAAGCACTGATGGAGCTCCCTTGCCTGTTTGCTTACGAGGGCACGCATCATGCCATGAGAGTGGGGAAGCTTGAGATAAAGCTTCGTAGCAACGGTAGAGTTTTGTTTGCTCGACCAATCATGGATGATCAAATTGCACCCATTGAGTTTGAGCAGATCAAACCTCTTCAAGCCGCTCTTGATATTCGCGATTGGGAGATCAATCGCACGCACTGGGCAGTCAAGGACGAAGACCTTTTTGCCATTCTTCATCACGCAGGTCTTTTGCCGGAAGGGACGGTTGGCTCGAAAGTCACCAAGGAAGATCTTCCTGCCGCCTCGCCACCAGAAACTCAAGCTGACAGCGTCGGTGCCTTCATTGAACATGTTTTTCGACTAAACCATGGCCGTCGCGAGGTCTTTTATCGAGGGCACTCGAACAGCAAAAAGTATCGCTTGGAGCCTTCGATTTTTCGCAGGGATCAAGATGGCAACTTCGTATACCGAGATGCTGAAGATAGGATGTATCGGGAACTTCTGGTTTCCAACTCCCTGGATTTCAGTGGCGATATCTATACCTTGGATCGCCTGGTGCGGATGCAGCATTATTCGCTGCCGACACGATTACTCGATATTACATCGAACCCATTGATCGGGTTATACTTTTGCTGTAAGAGCCACTTAGATGATGCTGGAGAGGTCATCGTGCTCTCAATGGATCCTGGTTATATAAAATACTTCGATTCTGATACGGCTAGTTGTATTGCTAACCTGTCTCGTTTGTCGAAAGGTGTTAGGGACTCAATCACATTCGATTCTGAAGACGTAGATGGTTTTAACGATCAGCGGGCATTGAAGCAGTTACTTCATTTTATCAAGGAAGAAAAGCCATTCTTTGAACCCCGCTTAGAACCTGGGCATCTTCGCTCTGTGTTGTGCGTCAAAGGAAAGCACACCAATAGCAGAATCTCATTTCAGTCGGGAGCTTTCCTTCTGTTCGGTGATGAAGCGGTGCTGGATGAGGAAGGTACTTCCGATATCACGCTTCACCGCATAGCGGTAACGAACAAGAGAAGTATTTTGAAAGAACTCGATCGGTTGAATATAAATGAAAGTACCGTGTTTCCCTATATAGAGAGCTCGGCGAAGTACATTGCTCAGAAGTTTGCCTTTCAAGCCAGTGAGTGACTGCTCGCCACCATATGCTCGGTCAGGAATATAAGGTAACTCAAGACGGTGTGATTCACCTTTGATCGCTAGTGTTTTGTCTCTTAAATACGTTCTCTTTTGGCGAGTGGCTTTGGTGTTCGGCCAAGGCGCCGCGACAAGTCATAGCAGGGCTATGGCGAGGAGTGGCAACGCTGGCCGGGCAGCAAAGGCGCCGCCAAGAGTGAACCGCTTATTTCCGAGGCCGGACACTAGGTCTCTACCTCGCGAGTTAAGGCGAAGAGCCTGTGTAGAAGGCCACGGGAAAGGCTTGGCTACCTACCGTCGCACGTAGCCAGCCTTATTTAGGTACGACGCTTCTTGGTTTTCAAGGTCGCATGAGCGCCTGTCGTAGTGAGTGAAACGTAGTGTTCGGCCATGGAACTGGAGGAGTGACCCAACTGATCGGCGATTCGCTTGGCAAGCTGTTGCGGTGGGGTGGACGCTACTAGCTGTGCCATAGCTGCCCGTCTCAAGGTGCTTGGCGTGAGTGTTGAGCGGGGGAGTTGAGCTTCTCGTTCCCACGACTGAAAAATCCGAAGCAGTTGCGATGTCGACATGGGTTGCTTTCGGTCATCACTCGGGAAGAGATAGTCATCGGTAGAGAGATTTTCCTCCCTGATGTACTTCTCGATTACTGCTGTGTTTGCAAGAGGTAGCGGTGGTTTAGCTTTCGTGATCTCAATGGATATCCCTTTGCTCGAAGACATTTGGGTTTCCAAGCTGACAACCTGGGAAACCTTGGCACCAAGGATGACGTGCCCCCGAAGCCCTGTCTCCAGCAATGTAAAAAGGCTCCGGTCGCGAAGGCTTCCTGAGTTTTCGACGATCCGCTTGATCGAATCACTGTGAGTGAAGACATCCAGTCCCAACGAAATGGCCTGGAGCTTCGATGGCTTGTGCGTTATAGGTGGACACGTGTAGCGCGGGACTTCTGACTCTGGGGCGGAGGTGTTCACAGGACAGATTTTAGTCTGGTCTAAATCAGGCATTGGGATCTTGGTCACCTCCTCGCCTCGTGAGGAAGCCCCCTTGAACGTGCTAAGCGCTTTCAACGGGAGCGTCTCGACAAAAGGGTCAAGCACACTGCGCGGTACTGACGTGTCGTTGGCCAAGGCCAATACTGAAAACATCTCAGCCGCGAGCTGGGTGTGCGTAGCACTCAGGGCAGGCGTTTCTGCATCCCGAGGCCAGATGACGGACTTTTTCATGAGATCGTGGTAATTGGCATACCCTAGTCCCTTGGACAGGGTCTCTCGGGCAAAAGAGAGCTGGACGGGTGATTGGCCTGGCCATCGTTTCTGGATGAGTTTGGCGAGTCTTTTGACGGCGGCTTGGGGGAGCAGATCTTCGGGATAGACCGGAACGCGCATGGCAATTCTCCAATGTCACGGTGTCGGCTGCCCGCTGACAATTGTCGAAGTGCGTGCAAAAGAAGGGGAGAAACACCTGAGGCGCAAAGGCTCTGCATGCCGACCGCTCGATCCAGGAAGACCGTGGTCAATACGGTAGCATCGCTCCTGGTGCTGATCAACACTCAGGGACTTGCCAGTTGGACAGGCTTGCCAGGCTTGACCATGAGGCGGATTTTTCGACTGCCCTGATGGAAGTCATCGTACAGGGAGCAACGGGGAAACTGTCTTGGGTCACGAGCTATGCTTCACAGGGCGGGTACTGCTGATATTGATCGCGGAATTATATTCCTATTGACTTCAGCATCTCTATTGCTTGAGCCGGTTCGCTTAGATGGATTGGCAGATTAAAGGTATCAGCGTCGCAGGTTGAAGACTCTTAACGAACAAGGAATGATCTATGTGGGAAAAGCATCCTGATACTTGTGCAGTGGTTGTTGATCCAGCTAATGAGAAGGTATACGAATTTCGTAAGTCAATGCTCATTAATCAGATAACTCGCGATGCTGATAAAATTGCTAAAAGTTTTGATGCGCTACACAGTGCCGACCTTGAGAAAATGAGCGCACTTTTTGCCCACTGCTCCGCTATCTGGGCTTCGGGAATGTTCAGGGCCGAACGCGACGAAGACAAGCTCCGCATGGCGTGTGCGGAGCTCCTCTCCAACGCCCTGAACTCCATGGTTGGCGCGGCCTACATGCTTCGAGGTGGCTTCGTTTTGCAGCCTGGGCCGGTCGTGCGTTCAGCCATTGAAACCATGGCTGTAGCCCTCCATCTTATGCAGTTTCCGGAAGACTTTAAGAAATATCAAGAGCACAAATTCGAGTCTCCGCGCGCCGTTTCTAGTGCCAAACGCGTCTTCCCTCCATTCGGCCATATCTACGGTTTATTGAGTCGAGAATTCACCCATATCGGAACTTTGCATAAGCAATTCACACCCATTCGTGAATATGTCGGTACTGAGGAATCGTTGCAGTTAAATATTCAACTCCTGACTGGAGGTTTATGGTTGTGCTACGTAACCTGCGAACTAGTGTTTTTGGACTGCGTAGCTCAACCAAGATATTGGCGTGAACTGCCTGAACAAGTTGAAGGTAAGACTGCTTATTCTTACGAGCCCAGCGACGAGGAGCGAACTTGGATGGCGGACTTCCTGGGCTTGGATAATCCGGTCTTCAGAGGAGATGCCTGAGACGCATCAGGTGCGCTTCTTCACATGCGCTCGGATGCCGGTGCTACCGGGGGCGGTGGATCTCGCCGCTTGGTTGCACTCGGTTAGGGGAGGCGGTCGATCGCGGCGCCGTAGTCAAAATCCACGGTTGATCCCGACACGAGGACTGCTTCGAGCTGATGCTTGGATTCGTCCTTGACGATGCGAAATTCGCTCACTTCCCCTGCCTGGCGGGTGAGTTTCCAGATCAACCTGAGCTTCTCAGTGGCCATGCGCAGCTGTATCGCGCCTTGGGAAGACTTGGCCAGGAAGGCATTGAGCTTGCTCTTCAGCTCAAACCTGGAGTCGTATTGATAAGGGCCGAGGGTGAAGGGGCCGTCTCCGATGATTCGATCAAGCTCGACTCTGGGCTTCATGTGCAGTGCCTGGATTTGGCGATGCTCCCTCGTGCGGTTCCAAACCGTGATACCCCTGGCGGTACAGTGCTTGATCCAGCGTGTCTCGGCCTCCAATGAGGCCTCTTTGGATTCGCAGGTTTCCACGACTTTGAATGCCGGGGTCATCCCGTCATCGAGTATCTGGGCGATCTTCGCTGCCGCGCGCTTGCAGTCGTGATTGGCTTTCCTAAGATGGCCTCGTTGCCGGCCTTCGAAGTCGCCTGTCTGCCCCACGTAGAAGGGCTCCTCCGTCACGGGATCAATGATCAGATAGACGACATAGTCCTTGGCAACCACGCCGTCCAAGGGCGGCTGTTGAGGCTGTTGTGGAGTGACGGTCGGCTGTTGCGCGGACGCTTGCGTGTTGAAGTGGAGAACCGGTGAGTGGTTCGAGCCTGGCGTGGGGGTGTTCTGGCGGTACCACTCTTCAGCGAGCTCAAGCGTTGCGAACGACTGGTGCTTCGCTTCCGGAAAGCGGTCAATGGACAAGCGAGCCCCACCTTCCCAGCTATTGAAAATCCCTAGTTTCCGTCCGTGGATGACAGCGTAGAATTTGGGTTTCTTGGCCATCCCGTGCAACCTCCCTGAATGGCTTAATTGGCCTGCGGGTTGATCTGCCTATCTCGTAATGCCTTCAGGCACCGAACCCATGCTCGATGCGCGCAAGAAGCGTCAAGGCGTCGTCGACGGGGACATCCCTCGGGCGTTTCGCTCCCAACGCTCGCGAGGGCTTCGATAGCCAGTCCACCGCACTCTTTTCGTCGCCGAACAACGCCATGGCTGCATCAAGCACACGCGGGTCAATCGCTTCCGACGACTCAGTGCTGTCCTTGCTTGGGTTCATCGCGTCACTGATCGCCTCTGCGAGCGTTTCCAAGGCCTCTCTGAGGCGAGCATTTTCTCGGAAATCATCAGAGCTTGCCTGGTGCTCTTCGCAATGGTGCAACAGGGCTTGCGCGTCATTATGGTTGAGGTCGAACTTGATCAGCATGTCCATTCCTTGAGTGGGCTCAATGTCCGGGTATGGCAGCGTCCGGATTGGGTATCCGACAGCGCACTAGAGGCACACATCTCCGATGTGGAGGCCAGCGTTATTCCAAAGCAATTTGGGCCCTGAGCCGTCTGGGATGGTATGCCAATCGCGGCGCTTCAGCCATCATGCCCTTCTTGATGAACAGGCTCAGGTACTGCCAGCACCATGCGAAAGGAAAATGTGAAGGACGGCGAGGCTCTCAAGATGGTGTGTTATCAATGCGTGCACGACCCCTTTCTAGGGCGGCAGATCCAGCGCACTGGGGCTTCCTCTCAGTGCAGCCTTTGCGACTCGAAACGCAAGTGCGTGCCACTCGCTGAGATCGTCTCTCGTGTCACCGAAATCCTTGGTACCTACATCACAGAAGGTGATCATGTTTGGCGTTGGAGCGGTGGTCGGATTGATCATCAAGAAGGCGAGAGCATCGAACATTGGGTGAGCGAAATCTTTGGCTGCGACAACATCGAGCCGATCGTGGCTGCAGTGTGCCGGCGCCTGACTTCATACAGTGACGACATTCAGTACACCAGGCAACGTTTCAGCTTGGATGACATCGGCCACCAATGGTGCGAGTTCCAGGAAGGCATGAAGCATGGAATCCGCTTCTTCAACGACAGCGCCAAGGCGTTTCTGGACTGGATCTTCAAAGATCTGGACAGGTACTCAGCCTCATCTGATGAGCATGCTGTGGTGCGATTGCTCACACCTGAAGGTTCTCCAGCGATCTACCGCGCTCGAACCTGCATGAGTTCAGAAAGCGTCTCCGAGATCACAGCTGATCCTGCACGTAATCTCGGTGCGCCTCCCAAGGAGCGAGCAGGTGAAGGCAGGATGAACCCGGCAGGTGTCCCTGCCTTCTACGGAGCCTTCGAGCGCAAGACCTGTGTCGCCGAGCTCCGGCCCCCGGTCGGCGGCACTGTGGTCAGTGGAGAGTTCAGGTTGGTCAGGGAGGTCAAGGTGTTGGATTTCGGACGCTTCGAAAAAGCTGACCTCGGGCCTATGCCAAGCTTCTTTGACTCCAAATACCATTCAAAGGTGGGCCGTCGAGATTTCCTGAGGTACCTGCATGACGCAATCACGGTGCCTGTGCTTCCTGGAGCAGAGCGCGACTATCTGACCACTCAAGTCATCGCTGAGTACCTCGCGACCCACTGCAAGCCCCGAATTGACGGTGTGATCTTCAAGTCGGTGCAGGAAAGCGACGGTAGCAACATCGTCTTGTTCTCGCACGTTGCCTGCGCTGCCACCGCATTGATTGGAAGGATTCAGAACGGCTTTATGATCAGAGGCCCCAAGGCATCCGAGGGGCCTTGTATCGAGTATGTCAGTGACAGCCTCGTCCACCACGGGATTCAGCAGGTGAAGTACTACACAGATGATCAGGCGCTGCCGGAGGATAAACGGCTGCCAGTGCAGCGTGCGCATCCGTTGCCCATGAGAAGCGAAGGGCTGCTGGCGAATGAGGACTTCTGAACATTTTGTCGGGCTTTTTCCATATATGGTGTCGCTGGGTGTTAATCGCTACATGTTGTGTTTTGAGTCGGGCTGCTAAGTTTACAGCTACCCCTTACTGAGCGAGGTGTCTCATGGCAGGCAAAGGCAAAAACCAACACGTGGTGAAGCGTGACGATGGCTGGGCAGTCCGGGGCGAAGGCAACTCCAAGGATACATCTCACCATCGAACTCAACAGGAAGCCGCCGATGCGGCACGGGCGATCGCGCAGAATCAAAAGAGCGAAGTGCTGATCCATGGAAGGGATAACAAGATCAGGGAGCGGGACTCGTACGGTAATGATCCGCATCCGCCTAAGGGGTGAGTTGACCTTAGGTTTTCGGTTCTTAGTTGGCAGATGCGGGGGGGCTCTCGGAGCCCTCTCTGGCCGTCCCTAAGGTGGCCAGCAGATTGGACATGGTCGTTTTAGGAATTCGTTGCATGGTGTTTGTCCTGCAGGCAGGGAATGATCTTCTGCCTGGTCTGCAGGATCTCAGTGCCGGAGCGATCGCAGGAAGGCGTCGACGGTGCGCTCCACGATCTGCTCGATCTCCTCGCGGGCGAGCGGCTCGCCGTTGGCTCTGATCTGTTTCAGGAGTACCCCGCCATCGAGCATGTCCATAAAGTAGCGGGCGTCAGTCTCAGCCACTTGAACTGACAGAATGCCTCGTCGTGCCAATTCGGCGAGATAGTCGCTGATGACAGCCATAGCTGGCCCCTGGATAATTTCGTCAAAGCGGCAGGCAAGCACGGGGAACCGCCGACCTTCCAAGAAGATCATGCGTAGGAAGTCGGCTGCCGTCGGGCCAGACCAGAAGCATGCAAACACGGTAGCGATCTGCATCAGTCCATTCTTGGGGTCAGCTAGCGCGCGCTCATCGGTCGGCACGTGCATAACCGGGAAGGCCTTCCACATACGTTCTGCCACCGCCACGAACAGTGACTCTTTGCCCTCGGGGAAACGGTTGTACAGGGTCTGGCGGGTCACGGCTGCAGCTTTGGCAATCTCCTCCATGCTGGCCCCTTCGTACCCGTGCTCGATGAACATTCTGCCCGCAGCCGCAAGAATTCTGACAGGGCGTGATGCGCTTTCGCCTGGATTGAGCAAGTCGTCGACGGGGGAGGAAGTGGCCACATTCATTTCGGATACCTGTGCAGAATAGGTTAAGTGTTACTGAAAGAGATGCGATTCGCCACCCATGTTTTGTGTTGTTATCTTTACTGGGTTGTAAAGTAAAGCTCATTTAGCAGCGGGGGGCGGTGAGTGGGATTAGCGGTTGCCGAATTATTTGGACAGGGGCGCTGGTTGATCATCTGCCACTTCGGGTTAGGTTTCGGCTTGATACTCTGGCCGGCCATGATGGTGGATGGATCGCGCTGAGGGTATCCATAACGATGAAATTTTGTTTCGGATAGGTACCGACACCTTATGGCGGAACCCTTATCATCGGATTATCAATTAATTGAGGTTTTGAAATGGATATTAAAGTTCGTACCACTGCAATCGAGGTGTGTGAAAACATATTGCGTGAAGACTTCAAATATAACGAGGAGCACGGTACCTGGCGCAGTATCAATCCAATCATCGAGGGTCTGCTGGGACGCACCACTGAGCTTGCTGATGCCTACGTCGAGCTGCATGCCGCGCTGGCTGAGCAACCCAGGGCGCTGAAGTCATTCTTCGATGTTTTCACCGCCACGGTGTACTCCTGGAATCCAGGAAAGATCAAAGAAGCTCGTGAGGATAGGGAGAGGCTCACTGAATTGAATGCGCGAATAGCAAAAGTTTCAGAGCTGCTTTCGGAGTTGCTGTCGCGGCGCACCGAGGTTAAAGAGATGTCCAGTTTTAGTAGTGATACCTACTACCACATTATGGATGTCGTTGAAGATGCTTCTGAGGATAATGGGCTTTTCAGGTCTTACCTGAAGAAGAAGTTGGATAACTTGACCTATCAATATGATCTCAAATACTGGCCGTCCATAACTAAGGTGGTGGCGCAGATTGGTGTGAATGCAGCCAATGCAGCAACAGTCTCAAGTGACTCCGCTGCAAGTGCAGCAACTGAAGCTCGCCGCCCTGGCTTGGCTGACTTCTTGAAAGCGTTTGAAGAGGAACTTAATAAGAACAGGGAGGAGAATATCGGCCTTATTCCCAACGATTTTTCGCTGACCGATAGTTCTATGGCTTCGTTGGTAAACTGCGGGCTTGGGCTAAAAATTGAAGAATTGATCGAATCCACGTTTGTAAAGCGCTACCGCCAACGTGAGCGTGAGCGTGGTTAGGAGCCCGATCTTGATCATGGTCGGATGCGCGACTGAGAGTTGAAAACGACTAAACGTTGGAATAGATGCTGGTGATCGTTTGGAGCTCTGTCGATGTCCAGGTGTTTTTTGAGGGGGAGGGCTTGCCATTCCGTTCACTCCCTTTCGAAAATTCTGGGTCGACTTTCAAGACGGCATTCAGCGGGCATTCTGGGACGCACGATGATGGGCTGGTTGGCGATCCAGGCTTGGTACGGAAATGAGCTTTTTGGGGTTTATTGGGTGACCCGAGGAGGGCTATGGTCTGTCGATGCGCCATTCTGGACGGCGCCGACGGTGCACCAAATTTTGGTGACTCTAGGGGGGCTGGGGAGCTTGAATCTAGGGACTGCTACGATGCTTCCTAAGACTTTCTGCTTGAGGGGGAATCCCCTGGAAGGCCCGGAAACACTGGCTCGAAGGTGGAGCGGGTAGAGGGAATCGAACCCTCACCGATTGCTTGGGAAGCAATAGTTGTACCATTCAACTATACCCGCTTTTCTTGCCTCGACGGTGCACTAAAGTGGCGTGTCCAATAAGAACCCTCGTTATCAGCTTGGGAATCTTGGGCGGATAGTGTTTCATACAGTCACGGGATGTATGCTTATGTCCCGTAAAGCCAGGAGGAACAAGGCTTTGCAAAGAGTAGGTCATTCCATGCTGTTTCACCGATGAACCACTTATTTCAGGCCAACGGCCCCCAGTAACGGCCCCCAGATGCTCACAGAGAAACAAATCAAGGCAATGAAACCTGCGGAAAAGGAATACACGGTCTCGGACGGCCGCAGCGCCCGAGGCGAAGGCGTGTTGATTTTGAGGGTCCGCCCGAACGGGACAAAGGAGTTCTATTTTCAGCGGCGGGTGAATGGGGCCAAGCCCAAAAGTAAACTTGGTACCTGGCCAACGCTCGGCTTAGCCGCCGCTCGCGATCTCTGCCGCGTAGAGAAGGAAATTGCGGTATCGGCCGGCACGTTCCAGAACCTACTGGACGCATACACGACCAAGTTGGCCGGCGAGGGCGCAGCTTCCGCTGACGATGTGAAGTGGTCGTTCAAGCACTATGTTTCCGAGCCATTTCCCAACCTGGTCACGCGGCCCGTCTCGCTGATCGGCCCAGGTGAGATCCGCGACATCATTTCAAAGATGATTGGCGACGGGATTACGACCTACTGCAACCGCCTCCGCTCGCAGTTGCATGCAGCCTTCCAGATGGGCCTGGAACAGGAATTCAACCCTCGCAGTTACCAGAAAACAGATCTGAAGTTCGGGCTCAAGAGCAACCCTGTGGCCAGCGTTCCAGTGCAGGCTGATTGGGAGCAACCTGGTGATCGTGCATTGTCGCCCGAGGAACTGGCCCGTTTGTGGCAGTTGCTGCCCGAACAACTTAGTGTGGTCACAGCGGAGCTGATCAAGTTTCTGATTGCGTCCGGTGGGCAGCGGCCCGAGCAACTTTTGGCGACCGAACGCCGGCAGTACCTGAAAGACCACCTGATCATCCGTAACAAAAAAGGAAAGGGCGCCGAGGGCGAGCGCTCCCTGCATGTTGTGCCCTATAACAAGCTGATGCGCGAGAGCCTGAAGGCAATGGACGAAATTAGTGCAGCCAGTTCCTATCCGTTTGAAGGGAAAGTCGAGGGCAGCGCACTACATGCCAACTCACTGTCACGCGCTGTCACCAAGCTCTACGGTCGACACTCTGACAAGTTCAATGGTCCGTTTACCCTGAGAGACATCAGGCGCACCTGCAAAACATTGATGGGCGTTGCAAAAATTAGCAAAGAGTTGAAAGACCGTATCCAGGGCCATGCGTTCGGTGATGTGGCCTCGAAGCACTATGACCGCTATGACTATTTTGATGAAAAGAAAACGGGGCTTCAGCGCTGGGCGACCTGGTTACAAAAGAACGTGATAGCGGCCAAGCTGGAATAAGTGAAGCCGCTTACACGGCCTCACTGCAGATCGGAAAGGTAGCTCGGATCATACTCAGGACAGGCCGACGTAGGCTCCGATTGCCTTTGCTACGCCAGCAGCGGCAGCCTCTATGCCCACCCCCGTCGCACCTTCAACCGCTTTCATTGTTAATCGACTAATCCAAGAACTGGCTTTTGCTGATTTTTCCTTCTCGTCCTTCGTCGCAATGGCTTCGTCAAGTTCACCTTGCATATCTTCAAAATCAGTCGGATTCAGACCAAGTGAAGTCAACTGCTTCGTCAGCGAGTCCCAATTTCCAAGCTGAATAGACGCGTTTTGCGTGAAGTTTTCACCTTCATTAGAAATGTTGCCAACGCTGCCATAAATGTTGTTGTTAAATATTTTTGTCATTTTTTCGCTACTCAAAGGAGGTTGGCTACCAATTGGTGTTTCTCCAGCATTAGGAGCTTCTCGTTCTAAATCAATTGCGTAATCAAGAATTCGCGTTTTGACGGAGTCCAAAAGTCGAACCACCGCGCCGATGGGAATCTCTTTCCACGCGGCTACGCACTGCATGTCTTTTGTGACCTTAGACGCCCAATGTACTGCCAGCTCTACCGGCCATGGCTCTTCAATTCTGCCAGTTGTATCTCCTCTCAGTAGCTCGGCATAGACGCTGATACTTGCCCCCAAGTAAGCATGCCTGTACTGCTCTTGTAGATTTTCAGGGAGTATCGACACGGGTATCTGCAGGCGGTTGGCTTGTCTAAACCCTCCATGGAATGTTCCATAGGAATGGACACGCAACTCTCGATAGTCTGGTAGTGACTTAACGTCGGGATACCCATTGAGTTCTTTGTTCGCCCATTCATTGAGTTGTGGGTAGGAAATGCGAGCCGCAAGCAACTTACACATCCGCAACAACGTAGCGACATCCGTAGACTGGGAGATGGCTGCGGCCTGAATATCTTGAATGAGCGACATCGCTGAAACCTGCATAGACCGAGAAGATCTACATAGTAGCCGCAGTTGGATTGGTACAAATAGATGAAGCCGCTTACGCGGCTTCGGTTTTGGCACTGATCTGCCAATTTTCGGGATTGTTCTGCCAGGCCTCGATCGCAGATTCTCGCCAGCCAACCCGGCCCGCCGAAATCACCACCGACTTGGGGAAATTCCCCCGTTTGATTTCCCGCCAGAGAGTGGTTCGTGAGAAAGAAGTAATGCCCAACACTTCCTTCTCCCGCATGAAACGATCCAGCTTACTCACGACGGCCCCCATCATTTTCTAAACCATGTTGTGTAATGCAATTCATGAAACCTATCCCTTCATTCAGACTTAGCTTTGCGCAAAGTTCGGGCGCTTCGCCGGGTGCGTTTCCAGCAGACGGGTAACCAGGGCCAAATCAGTTGCGCTCAGTTCGCCGAGGTTCTGCGCCCTGGTGGCCAGACTCTCAAGTCGTAAGCGGTCATCCGGTGTTTTATGTACCAGGTATCCAATCATCGCGGCGCCAATAATGGCGGTGGTCACCAGGTGCCGTGCCGGTGTGGTAGCCTTCTCGTCGCTGCTGCTTTGGTGCTGTGCTTGCATGGTGTTGCCCTCAGTGGTGGCTGGTGTCGGGGAGGGCCAACTCCTCGACACCGCTTCGCAATTCCGGTTAGTCCTGGCGTGCCAGGTGAATAACCAGGTCGTCAATATTCGGGTCATCCTTTGCGCATGACCGCCACTCCAATACCTTTAGAATCTGCGACCTGCTGCAGTCGTCCACCAGGATTTCTCGCTGGCCACCTGCTGCTCGAACTTCCAGAATCTGCAGTAGCCCATCATCGGCATACGCTCCTGCTTGAATGATCGGGGTGTTTCGTCCCGCCGCGATCAGTCGGTCTTGGACCTCCTGCAGCTTGCTGGCCTGGCCGTCGCCAGCACTGCCTATGAAGACTTGCACTTGCATCTACGCTTCCTCCTTCGGTGGAATCAGGCAACCTGGAAAATCCAGCACCGCACGGTTTTTGGTTTATTGGCAGCGTCGACGTCCCAGGACGAACATACGTTCCTGTTCGTCTCCACGAATTTCGGGCACTTGCTGGTTTTCAGGTGGCGTTTGAGTTCAGTCAGATCCGGCACTTTCTGCCGTTTCTCTGCCGCCTCTTTAGCGAAGTCATTGAGGTTTACAGCGATCAGGCCGTCATTGCGGGAGTGGTTCAGGCCACCTGCCGCGTTGTTCAGGTACTCGTACAGCTCCCAGAACTCGACGACGATCGGGTGATCAGCATTGATCGCGAGCTGGCGTTCCTTGGCCATGCTCTGGATCTCCGCATGGGCTGCGTCCACCTGGTGCTTTTTCAGCGGGACGACGTGCACTAGCGCGTCGACCAGGGCATGTAACTGGGCATGATTCGTCGCAATCCGGACGGTGCGGATCTCTGGCAGGGCCAGTAGTTGCTGTTCGTAGACGGGCACCTTTTCTCGCACGGTCTGCATCACCACGTTTTCTTTCATGGTGGCCTTGAGCAGGAACCCACTCACGCGGTCGACCCGCATACGCTCCAGCTTTTCCACCAACAACTTGGTTTGCGGCGTGTGGCCATCCTTTGTCATGGCGATGTGCACGATGCGCTGCAAGATTGGCTCGGAGGCATTCACCGGATGGTTTTGGCCGAAGACGAACGCGGCACGAAATGGCGGCTCCCGAGTATCGTTACCGTTATTCTTTACACCGGTGGAGCGGACGCTACGGCCGTTGTAGGCGGTTTTGAGTTCGTCCCAGTCATACTGTTTGGTCGCGCCACCGTCGGTCTTTTCACGCTCCGACTCGATTAGCACTACGGGTAGATTCGCCACTTGGGCGAAGTTGCGGGCACGAGCCACAGGGGTGCCCTTTGTAGGATCGAAGCCCTCATAGTCGATGCGACCGTACAGCTTCCACAGGAACTCGATTAGCGTTGACTTACCTGCGCCTGGCTCCCCGATAATCTCCATGAAGGAGTAACTCTTTTGGTGCTGGCGGATCTGCTCGGCAAAAAGTGCCCCGAACCAAAAGGCTAGGGCTACAAGACCTTTAGCGCCGAAGCATTGCCAGATTAGACCCAGCCACTCGGTATCAAACATTTCTAAGTCGGTGTTCAGGTTCAGGGATACGGACTGGCTGAGAGTCTTGATGCTCAGCCGATCCATATCGAAGAAGTCTTCTTCATTCAGCTTGAACACCTTGCCATCGCGAACCGCCACGTCACCATATACATAGGCGCCGTGCTCACGGGTATACCCGGTGAAGTCGATCGTCTGAACGGTCTTGAGGGCGTCGGTCTGTTCCTCAATGAAGGCGTCCAGCTGCTGGGTAGTGCCGGTGAACATTCCGCCCGGGGCGATACCGAGTAGGCGCTTCTTGAATTCAGCAGACGAGGCGATTTGCGAGCTGGTGAAAGTATTCTTGATCGGCGCAGCATCATGGGCAAACGTGATCCGAAAGTAGTACCAGGACTCGTCGGTGAGTTTGTTTTCCTGGTAGTACAGAGCCTTCGGATTACAGGTGGCAATACGTTGCAGGGCGCCGCACTGCTGCATGGCCTTGGCCCGCATCTGCTTATTGTTCAGTTGCTGATCGTCGTGGTGTTCGCTGTCTTCCAGCTCTTGTATCGCCTTGTTGTATTTCTCCAGATCGAGCTTGAACCAGTACAGGCGGTTGCCGAACTCTAGGTGGAATTCGCTACGGCGCTTCCAGTCGAACATCACTAGGGCCTTTTCCGTGGCGCTCTCAGCGATCAGCAGGGCGCCGTGGTGGCGCGCAATGGTGAGATCCTTATCGACCTGGCTATCTCGCTTCTCGCCTTCGTCCAGGAACTGCCAACGCTGGTGCAGATCGTTCCAGTCGACCTTCTTCTGGTCGCGCTGAGGGATTTGGGCCGCTTCGCAGGTGAAGCCCAGTTCACGTGCCATACGAACCCATCGCTTCGTATAAGCGTGTGCGCCTGGCTCGTTGTCCAACGCCCACACCAGCTTAGGCAGGTTGCCTGGGCGGGCTGCCACGACTGCCTGTAGCGAGTCGGCCGGGAAAGCATTTGAAGACATAGCCGAAACGGCGGCAATGTTGTGATGGACCAAGGCGATGGCATCGAAAATGCCTTCAACGATCCATATTTCTTTCGCTTCTAGCACGTCGACGCACGGCGGGCACCACCAAGTGCCCCTGTAGCTTTCACCAGGTGCGAAGCGGGCTTTCATCTTGCCGAAACGTGCGGGCTTGTCGATCAGCCGTTCCCAATACCCGCCTTTATCGAGCGCGAATCGAACCGTGGCACTGCCGGCGTTCTGCTGGGCTGAAAAGTAAGTTTCCTGGGTGAACCAGCCGGCGATCAGCTCGATGTTGAAGCCGCGGCCGAACTCCAGGTAAGCGCGTGCCGTTGCCGTTGGGGCTTTGTCTGTCGCTGGTGCGCGTTTGCTCCAGTCTTCAAATAGATCGTCGTAAATCTCTTTAACATGCAGGGTGTGGCCACACTTCTCCGAACGGCCGCAGATCACCAGCCACGGCTTGTCGTGGCGCGAATACAGCTCGCGCTTGTGGCACTTGGGGCATTCACCGCCGCGCATGTAATCGGTGCCGCTACGGTGTTTGAGCCCATAGTCGGACTCAAGCCGCTGCAGGACGTCGTGCCGAAGATCTTCTTTCATGATTGCTTCACTGCTTTAAGGCTTTGGGATAGGGCTGCCATAAGGCGTTTTTGCGCAGCCATTACCGGGACGTGGGCGAGAATTGCGCCGTGGCGAAGACCGTCCGCCACGAAGCGGAATTGGTCGTCGTACCAATGCTCATTGAGGCTTAAGCGATACTGTTCACGTAGCGCTGCCAGCAACGCTTCGGCCTCGGCCGGGGGCAGTTGAGTGGTGACACTTACGGCGTTTTCCATCGTTAAACCTCGATTTCAGGCGCAGCTCACCCAAACCCACGAGACGTGGGGCCGGCTTTTGGTTGGGTTTGTGTTACGAGTTCGTGAAGCGCAGACGCACGTTGTCAGGAGCGGTCAAGATGCGTTCATAGATAAGGCTTACGGGTACGGACCAGCAGATCCCTTTGAGGGGATCTTTGATCACCACGACGGTGGCGTTGCTGTAGTCCAGATCGAGGCGTTGACGGTAAGCGACTTCTTGCAGCTCTAAATGGGCAAGGGAAGTCAGCTTAATTGCAACTGATTCGGATACATCAAAGGTGGCCACCAGGTGGTTGATGGCGCGGTCAAGAAACGCCGGCAGATCGCCCAGGTGTTCGGCTTGATGGCGCTCAAGGAAAGCCAGCGCGGCGTTCTGCATACACTCCTGATAGTCCAGGGTATTGGTCTTAGCAGTCATTTGGCTTTCCCCGATTTGGCGCGGTAGAGATCGATCGCGGCGTACACTTCGGCGGTGCGTGCGGCCATGTGCAAGGTATGGGCGTTCTGGATCAGCTCGGCCTCAACGTCGGTGATCACCCCGTCATCAAGTGCCTGGGCAATGATCTGGTCGACCGTCCCTTGTTTGGCTGAACTCTGCATGGCCCGTGCGTACATCTCCACGTTATCCAGTCTGTCTGGATGGACCACTGGGACGAACATGCCGCCGTACATTGCCGCGACGTAATTGGGCAAGTGGTGAGTGCCGGTGACTTGCTCCAGCTGGAAGATCTGCGCATCGGTCAGCGGGCGGCAGCTGTTGTTCTCATAAGCGTGGTTATCAAACTTTTTGAGCGGCAGGCCGATCCGTGCGGCGGCACATTCACGGCCACCTGAGTAGCTGCAAATGATTGCGCTGACCACTTCCCGGCGCGTTTTTAGAACTCGACTTTTCATCTTCTGCTGTTCCCTCAGTACCGTGGCCATTACTGTGCAATCACGCCGTCTTTGATCCCCAGCAACACGGCGGCGCGATGTGCCTCCCCTCGGCGACCTTTTCGACGCCCGTTTAAAAGGTCGCTAACCAAATTTTTGTTCAGGCTATGGATACGGCTGAATTCCGCAATGCTCATCCCCTGTCGATCAAGCGCTGCGCGGGCTTGCTCCGGTGTAACTGGCGCGTGCATAGTGCGTTCACTCCTGTTGATATGAGTTGTTTCGTGTTCATAGGTGGTGATTATGCACGCTAATTTGATCTTGTACAGAGGGATAGCTTGAAAAATTGTGCATTTAGTCCTGAGAGCGATCGCTCCCCAGGTGACCGCTTACGTGATGAGCGGGTTAGGTTAGGTCTGAGTCAGGAAGATTTGGCACTGGCCGGCGGCGTAAATCGAAACACCCAGGGCAGCTATGAACGCGGGGCTCGGAACCCTGATACGGCTTATCTCATGGCGGTTGCGGGCCTTGGTATCGACATTGGTTTTGTACTTACCGGCCAAAAACAGATATCGGATTTGAGTGAGGTAGAAGCTCAAATAATCGATCAGTACCGCAACATTCCTGAAGACGACCAAAAAATGATTCGTCGGATGCTGGAAGCGATGGCTGTTATGGAGTCTCGCAGCCGCGATTGAGCTGTAACGAATAGTTAACATTGGTTGCATTCCCAGCTGTGCCTCGGCGGAGCTCCGCCCGATAACGTCGACTCATTCATGCATCAATGGAGTCGTACGCATGTTGGATCGAGCAAAATTTGAAGGCAATTACACAAAATCTGATGCACTTGATTGGCACGCGCTTACTTCGATGGAGCTACGGTTGATCAAGCTTTACCGACGTATGTCTGTAGAAGACCAGAACCACGTGAGGCGTATGTCAGAGCTACTTTTGGAAATTCCCAACGCCTCTCACTTCGGCAAAACAATCACCTAGCCAGCTCGCTTGTAGCCCCAGGCGCTGGCCCCTAGGGCTGGCGTTCCCTCCCCCAATCATGCCGCGCCCAACTGATCGAATAATTCCCGTTGTTTCGCTCTGGGCATATCCCTCAAACGATCAAACAGCATTCTTTCGTAGGATTGAGCGGAAGGGCTGAGCGTGTGCGAAAACGTCAAATTCGCTACCCATGTGTGCCCGCACGTTGCGTCGAGGCACTGGCAATAGAGCTTGGCAAAATCTCGCGATAGTTCTTCGCGTGAAGCAATCCGGCCCTTGTTCCCGCATTTGCATACAACTCTCATTGTGTCCCTCCCCAGGGCAGCCAATAGCCACTATTTTGCCACATTTTGTAGTGGCAATAGCTGCTTTAAGATGTTTGCCCAGTGTTATCGACTGGTATTTTGGTTTCTTGCCACGATATTTTCCTGTCGCGCCGAAGCGTGTCATTCAACTGGTTGAACAGCTGGCAAATCGGCCTGATCTCGTTGCTGGTGTAAACGCGATCGATCTTCTCGATATCCCCAAACCCGCCGCTGTTTTCCGGGATGATCCCGGCCAGGGCAGGGTTCATACGCCAGGCTGCGATCACGTCATTGCGGGTGATGTTCTTTACCTTCTCCAGCTCGTCCTTTGCCTGGAAGTCACCCACGGGGATGATCTGGAT